TAGTTGGTACAGAAGTGCTCAAATGCGTCCACGAGGTCGTCAATTGAACCGTCTTGAGGTCCTTTACATTTACGCCACTCACGTTCGTTGAGTAGTTCATTCAGATCCATTGTTCCTCATCTTAAGAGGCTCATCATCCAATTCGCCACAGGCGGGACATTGCCACTTACAAGCCAGTGGTGGATACTCTTCACCACAAACAGGGCATTCAATTAGTTCGCTCATACCACACGAAGTTTGCGAGATTCTTTTTCCTGTGACGCAACAGCAGAAATTAGATCTTCAAGTTCCTTGTCTGACAACTGACCGATATTTGTCTCAGATTTAACGGTGAGGGTTGGGGGAGCCATTCTGTTTGTAGCTTGCAAGTACAACTGGGCAGCTTTGATGTCGCCGCCCAACGCCTTCTCATACAGAGTGTCCAGCAGACGCTGAGAACGCTCAGGAGAACCCTGGACATCATCAACCTTAGACTGCCATTCCTTGCGGAAAACGTCCTTCTTTTCCCAACGCCGTAAAGTACTAATATTGACCCCGATAGAGTCAGCGTACTTTTCTTTGGACGTAGGTGTCCTTTCAGAAGGTGGTGTACACAACCAACTGATATACGCTTCTTGGCGCGAATCCAAAACATTTTCTTCAAGTCCCATCAAAATACAGGCAACTTCGTTACCTGTTTAGGGATGTAACGGGTAACGCTTAGGTTAGGGGCCACCAAGTAATCCGTACCTACCGCAGGGGCGGTACGGATCTAGTGACCAGTAACTAGTTGCGACGACAGGAGCAAGCAATGCCACAAGTAGGAAACAAGAAATTTCCTTATACCGCCAAGGGTAAGGCTGCCGCTAAGAAAGCGGCTGCTAAGTCAGGTATGAAGGTACAATCTAAAACAAAGAAGTACTAATGGCCTCTAGTAAAGATCCCCGTCTAGCACGAGCAGGAGTATCAGGTTACAACAAACCCAAGCGTACCCCTGACCATCCTAAGAAGTCCCATATTGTCGTGGCTAAATCAGGGTCACAAGTTAAGACTATTCGCTTTGGTGAACAAGGTGCATCGACAGCAGGAAAACCTAAAGCAGGGGAATCTGATCGCATGACCAAGAAACGTGCCTCTTTTAAGGCACGTCATGCTTCCAATATTGCTAGAGGACCAATGTCCGCGGCTTATTGGGCAGACAAGGTTAAATGGTGAAGAAGAAAACCCCTAAAATCCCACCCTTAGTAGAAATCTTTTGGGAAGATCACTACAGCATGGGAGACGACTGGCACGAACCAGGACACATCCACGAACCCTGCGTTCTATCAGCAGTGGGCTACCTTGTCGCAGAAAACGAACAGTACTACTGGGTCACTTGTACGTACGAATTATCTACAGGGAACTACTCTGCGGGGACAGCAGTTCTCAAGAACTGCGTCACCTACTTCTGTGAGCATACTCCAGCCCGTAAAATACATTAAAAACATATTCTGACCTGCAGGGATCGTACTTAGAAACACGACAATACCCGCACTGTGACCATTGTCACCACAATATATACATTCATCCCGATTTGGCTATGCATGGAGAGACTCCTTAGCACTTTGAGGTGTACGCCCACCCATACGGGGGGTGCATGACGACACGCATGGGCAAACATGACCGTATAGCGTAAAACCACAGGAAACGCCCATAGACATATTTCCCGAGCCTCTACCTATAGGTAGAACAGTGCCAAAAGGGCGCAGTTCCACCGCCAGAGATCAGGTGTAGTTGGTCGCCTGCTGGTATCTAGTTCAAATCACAAACCCAAATTGGAACGACCGTTCCAAATTACAAAGGAGAAAATAAAATGAGCAAGAACATCAACTGCGATTTCGCATCGCACGAGTTGTTAATCACAAAGGGCGAACAGCAATCGCTCCGTGGTTGGTGGAAGGCTGGCGATGAATGTCGCAAGTCGTTCCGCAAAGAGAATGGCGCACCGAATGTTTCGCTGTATGCAAAAGCAGCGGGCAAGGTTGCCAGCGACAATACTGAGGACACGATCCGCAAGTATGTCGGTTACATCATCAAGGCTCAGGACGCTGGTTACAAGGTCACTGAGTTTAAGGGCATCATGCACTTGCGTGAAACCATGTGCGGTCAGGGCAACCGTGCTGTTGTTGCAAAGAAAGAACCAAAGTCAATTCGGTTCTCTGCCCAGCGCAAGGAGGAACTTGCGAGTATCTTGCGCCGTGCCAAGGTGAGCGATGCAGAGATTGCTTCGTTGTTCGCTTTCGGCACACTTGGCAAGTGAGATTGGAACTACCGTTCCAATTCGCCTAGTCGCTGGTGCGACTTGTTCGGGTTCAATTCCCGACTAGGCACTACGAACATAATCCCGTGTTCGTTCAATGAAAGGAAATCACATGATAGAGGTTTACAACTATAGAGGTATTGACTACAGGTTTTGTGGCGACTCTAGTTTCGGCATTGTTGCTGTGAATGGCAATCATGTTCTTATGCTTGACGAGAACGGTTGGGAACGCCGTGATGATCGTCTAGGTATTTCGGCAGAACTTGCGTCTATTCTCATTGTCAAGTTTGAGGACATGCTTGATCAACGAGGTATCTGATTCTGCGTAGCCATGCGTGGCTTGCCGAGTTCGCAACTCGGCTACGCACTACAAACATAATCCCGTGTTTGTTGCATGAAAGGAAATCATAATGAATATCATTGCCATGTTGTTCGCTTTGTCGTTGCCTTTGGGTTTCGGCATTGCCTTGATTACTGAAAGGCATCGTGTTAAAAGCGACGCATTTCAGGTTCGCAACTTGCGTTGCACCCGCATTGAGGACACGCTTGATGACGATGATTTTTGGGACGACGATATCTGTTTGTTTCATTGGTCTTTTGATTGCGCTTGTTTTGATGAGCCTGTTGCGCCGACATATGTGCATGATCCGTATGAGATTGTGTTGCCGTTCCGTGAGCGCATTGAGCCACCTGATTGGGTTGATGGCTGGGTTGCACCGCAAGTGAAGTGGGTTGTGAAGCCTAAGGTCAATAAGTAATTGGAACGCTCGTTCCAATTTGCGTAGTCATGCGTGGCTTGCCGAGTTCGCAACTCGGCTACGCACTACCGAATACAATCCCGTATCGGTTATTACAGCAAAGGAAAATACAATGAATGAAATGTCCGTATACGAGATTGCGCATGCTTTGCGTGACATTCAAGACGCACATCGTGCGCTTGACGCACGCATTGTTGCGTTGCGTGAGAAAGTTGAGAACATCAACACGAATAGTGTTGATCATGCGGATCGGCGTTCTCGTCTTGAGGAGCACATGGCTAAGTGGGGTCGTCGTCCTTTGATCACATTGGAGGACAAGTGATGCCGTACTTGTTATTGTTGCTTGCGTCGTTGCTGTTCGTCACTTGTGTTGCGTTCGCTTACGAAGTTGGTAAGCGTGTCGGCACATACGAGACACAGCGCAACTATCGCCATCCAAATTGGCGTGTCAATCCTAGAGGAGACAAGCGATGAGTGCAGAAATCGTTTACAACTACTCAAAAGCCAAATGGACTGATGAGGAAAACAAGTATCTCCTCCATCAGTATGTCGTCGCAAAACAAATAGATGACATTGTCATGCCCAATCGCACGAGTGCGGCTATCAAGCAACAAATTGTTGCTCTCAATGCTAAGGGCATGCTTCCTTATTCTCGTCGTGGTCGTATTTGGACTGACGATGATGATCTGCAACTTATTGAGTTGATCAACTCAGGCAAGCGTTACGCTGAGATTGCGTCAATCACGGGTAGGTCGCAGGACACGCTTCGCAATCGTGTTATGAAGTTGCGTCGCAAATATCAAACAACAACAACAACAACAGAAAGCAGGAAATAAAATGCGTATCGCATTAGAAAACAAAGACCCAATCCAACTAGAGGTGCTAGCACCACTCATTCACGATGTGTACATCGTGTCTCGTGACGCACCGACTTATCTAGGTGGAAGCATGGTCACCATGTACATCACTATCCTCAAAGATAGTTTCGGCAATACAGAGTTCGGTTTGTTGCCACACACATACGAAATCCTTTTTGTCTCTGACGACGACAAGATGATTTGGTTTGGTCAGTGTGAGGAACACATCAAGTTGATGGGTGACGCAGTGAATGTTGCGTTGGCTATTAACAATGCTGGTGATCGCAATGTGCGTATGCGTGTTGTGACTGAATCAGGTACTGATCATAGTCATATGTATTCAATCTATGACTACATGGCGGAACGGGGTTTCCCGTTCTGAGATTGGAACGCTCGTTCCAATTCTGCGTAGCCATGCGTGGCTCGTCGGGTTCGCAACCCGACTACGCACTGCCGAACACAATACCGTGTCGGCTATCACAAAGGAGGGCGTAATGCCTGAATCAAATAACATCAACGAAGTCCCCGACGATGACGAGGAGGAAATCCAACTCTGTTACTTCACGGGTGTCGTCCTGACAGACGAAACCCTTGAACACGAGTTAGTGACATTCCGCCGTGATGCGGCTATCACATGGGATCCAATGACAATGGGTTATGCCTATCGTCATGAGCAGGAGTATGTCAATTACACCAACGAGTTAGTGAACCATCAGTATGTGGTTTACTACTGTGAGGAATGCGACGGATATTTCCATCATGCGTTGTACAACACGGACAATGATCGTTGCACTAGTTGCAATGACAGTTACAGCGAGTGTCGTGATTGCGGTACGGAAGTACATGATGACGAGTCGTATCGTGATGACGATGGTGATCCGTATTGTGAGAGTTGCTGGTCAGAGTCTGACTACAATCCCGACAACCAACAATCAAGAACAATTCAGTCGTACTCGTATCGTCCGACTCCTGTCTTTGGTTGGGTTGTTGAGTCAAAGTTGATTCGTGGCTTAGGTGTGCCTCGTGCAATTCAAAGCGAACCAATGTTTGGTTTTGAGTTGGAAACCAACGCTCGTGACCGTAGCACTATCAACGATGCAAGTGCGTTCTTGTTGGGTGAGTCACCCGAGGAATACTTGTACAACAAAGAGGACGCTTCAATCTCAGGGTTTGAGATTGTTACGCACCCATTCACTTTGGAGGCACACAAGTTGTTGCTACCTCGTCAAGCAATTGCCAAGTTGTCATCAAAGTATTCGTTGTCATCATGGTCATCGGTGAATGGCACGGGGGCTGGGCTTCATGTGCACATCAGCAAGAAATCTTTTGCTGGTTCTGCTCATCAGTTCCGTTTCCAAATGTTCCACTACCGAAACAGTGACTTCATTAAGAAGTTCGCTGGTCGTGACAGTGATCGTTGGGCGTCGTTCCGTCGCACCACCGACCCAACTGACTACGGCTATGACAACATGGTTGAGATCTGCAAAGGTAATCGTGTGCAGAACAACCGTTACAGTGCGTTGAACTTTCAGAATGCCAACACCATTGAACTTCGTTACTTCAGAGGTTCGCTTCGTCCCGAAACGGTTCTCGGTGTTCTTGAGTTCTGCCACTCAGTCCATAAGTACACCAAGTTGCTGACTGCAAAAGAAGTCATTGACGGTTGCTTGCAGTGGGGGTCATACAAGATGTGGCTTGCCGAGCAGGACTACGAGTTCCTTCCATCAGTCCTCGCATCTCGTTGCGTGTGACATATCCTTATCCCTACAACCAATTACAACCAACAACAAAACAGAAAGGACACATCAAAATGTGTTTGTTAATATTAGCCAAGGGCGGTTCAACGCCTTCCAAGAAATCACTACGCCGAGCAGGTCAGGCTAACCCCGATGGGTTTGGCTTTGCCATTGTCGGCAACAACAAGATTCACACTTACAAGAGTATGGATCTTGAGGACACCATCGGAAACTTTTACGATATGCGTGATCGTTTCCCTAAAGGCAATGCAATCTTTCACTTGCGTATCACTACGCATGGTGTAACAGATATCAACAACTGTCACCCGTTCCAAGTGAACGAGGATTTGGTGATGGGTCACAACGGTATGTTGCCAATCAAAGCAGAGAACGGTAAGAGCGATACAAACTTGTTTGCTACCGAATGGTTACCTGAGTTTGACATGGCTGACTTGCTTGACACGCAGGCTGGTGTAGATGAACTCAGCAAGTTCGCTAGCGGTAGCAAACTTGCTTTCCTCAATACGAGTTCACATCTTGCCAAGCCTTTTTACATCATCAACGAACACCTGGGTCATTGGAAAGACGGTGTGTGGTACAGCAACTCGTCATACAAAGAGACGGTGTGGTATCCGTCGTACTCGTATGGTTCGTATGGCAGTTCATACACGCCGACAAAGACGACATCTATGAGTGACTACGAGAAGTACAACATTCGTAGCCATTGGGACGATGAGGATTTGTTTGCTGAGGACATTGCTGACGACAATGATTTCTTGTGTGACACTTACATTGCTCGCACATGGAAAGATGGCGATCTCATGTACGATCACATTGAAGGTGCATGGGTTCACCCCGATGACGCAGATGAGATCTCTGATCTTGTTCAATGGGAATGTCATACCTGCCACCAGCAAGTGATCTTTGATTTGCTCAATGACAGTGTTGATCTATGTTCCGAATGTGGAACCTGCTACTTTTGTGATAACAACTCTGATGCATGCAACTGCTACATCGCTGAGAAATAACAACCAACAACAAATAGAAAAGGATAAAACAAAATGACTATCAACAATCCACTACCGTACGAGTGCGTTCCTGATACGCCTGCCACCCCTGACATTTGGGGTGTGTACCCTGAGAACGCAATGTTGCGTGCGCAGATAGAAAAGAACGAGGAGTTACTTGACACCTTTATTAAAACTATTGCGTCACAACAACACGAGATCAGGACTCTCAATGACCGCATTGGTTTCAATGATGTCATGCACAAAAGCCAATTCAATGCCATCAACACTTTCTTCAAGTGGGTCATGGAACACTATGAGGTTGACAAGCAAGACGACATTTGGGAAATGCTTGACGGAATGTTCCAAGACGGACTACTCACTGACCCTCGCAAGCGCACATACCGTATTCGTGTCACTAAGAAAGAAATTGACGAATACGATGTTGAGTTACCTTGGGATATGACAGATGAAAGAGCGCATGACATCGTGCGTTCAGCAATCATCGCTGGCGAGTTCACTCGTAACAATTTCCAAGATGTTGAGTATCTCGGGGAGACACCTGTAGATGTCGTTGCACATAGCCCTCTTGAAACAGAGTGGAATGTGTGGAACAGAGGACAAGTCAATCAACTTGACTCAAGTCCTTGGTGATCTATGTCAAAGACAAAAGATTGGTGGTACGACCACCACATGGGCAAACACAACAACTATAATTTATCTAACGCCACGAACGGCGAATCAAATAAGGAGACAACTATGTCTGAAACTACATACCCGTTAGACCTCACGATCACAGAACTTGAGGCACTTAATAAAACTGTCGGCATTGCCATTGATAATCTGACACAGAAAATCAACAAGCATGGTGCGGACAGTCCTCTAGGGCGTACCGCCAAAGCAGATCGCAGTGCCCTTTGGGATTGCGCTGTCCGTATTCACGAAGCGTTAGGGGAGGAATACAATGGGTGAGCACCCCGACACACTTTACTATCACACCTTTGCACCCGAGATCACTGTGGTCACAGATGCTAGCGGTGTGATCGTTGCACCCATTGAGGTACGCATTGGTAAGTTGGCAAGATTGCAAGACGATCAACTGTTGATTATGACCACAGACAACCGTGGCGAACCAACACCACCAAATGTACGAGATCGTGCAATAGAACAACTGATGACATACCTGACTGTGTCATGGTACGGACAGAAGGTGGAATACAAATGAAAGTAGCTACATTCATTCCTATCATTGAAGTGTTACTCAATGACGATCTGACCATTGCCGACTTCAAGATTGAATGGCAAGACTCTTATGTCGTTGCCAAAGAACTTGAGACAGGCAAGACCATTCGTGGCATAGACCACGATGACATCGGGGGTAACGCCCGCACATTCCTGAATGCACTAGGTATTCAGGGTTATCCACGAGGCTCCAATGACGAGCCGTTCTAATGCTATCACATGGAAGTGTCCATCGTGTGATAACAAAATAGTGACACACATACCATTGAACTCTCCCCCCGTCTGTGCCAAACACACACGGGGAGGGCGTGAGATGAAGCCCCATAAGTGAGCCTGAAACAGGGACTCGCAACTCAGAGAACGCCTCCACCGCTTCGGCGGTGGGGGCTTTTTCTGTTTCCCCCTGACCCGTTCCACCGCTTACGCAACGACATGTTGTTATACTGCTCTCGTCAGAGAGCCACAAGCACTAGATCGGGACAAGCCCTAAGGCTTGCCCGATACAGTAACCAATCAAATTGGAACTACCGTTCCAATTTCATAACAAAGGAAAAAGAAATGCCAAGACAATTACCCGTATACACCTGCGGTGTCGTCGCTCACGAGATTGACTGTCTCTGCGATGTCGTCGTAACGACTCCAACGCCGATCCTCGTTGATCCCGTTGATGGCTGGCAAGGAGAACACATCGCTGAGTTCCTTGACCTCTGCGTACCTTGGACAGACGCAAGCATACTCAAGTTCCTAACAGCACAACTCATGTTCCATGACGAGTTCGTGATCATGCAGAAAACGGCAGGGCTGTCAGAGTCTGATCGCAACCAGCGACGCAAGACGACCACTTATTTCATGACAGACGAACAACACAACGAACTCGTCGGTCGTGTAAAGTTGGGTATGCCCCCCGTTGCAGTCCGTGTTTACGCACTCTGCAAGTTCGGTGTCACCATGTCGCCATATCAGGCGAACCTATTCGTAGCAGAACACAAGGAGAACAGCAATGAGAATTGAACAAAGAGAACACGGGATAGATGTTTATGTCCGTCAGTCATGGATTAGCGACGCACTCATGTGCAACGAACGAGGACGCAATAACATTCTGCGTCCCGAATGGTCAATGCCAAACGACGCCACTATCCTTGGCACAGCAGTACACGCAGGCATAGCTAGCGTGTTGCTAGGCGAGGGCAACGCCCGTGAGGTGGCACACGAGGAACTGCAACGCTTGTTGACAGAACCTTTCCAGCGTGTCAAGTACAGCGACGAAGAACTGTTTGATTACGCCAACGCTCTTTGTGATGAATGGGAGAAGTCAATCGCTCCCACTCTCGGCAAAGTCACTGGCGTTGAAGAGGAGTTTCACTTTGAGTTTGACCGATTCCAAATCGGTGACAAGCAAGTCACCGTGTATGGCAAAGGTACAATTGACTGTGTGACTGAGACAGCGATTTGGGATTGGAAAACAGCGGCTAGAAAATACTCTGCTCGTGACAAACAATCTCAGGCTGTACAGCCAACAATGTATTCAGCCGCAATGGTTGCCAAAGGTACTCACGAGTATCCTGTGACATTCAAATACGGTGTTCTAGTTCGTGGTGGTAAGGGGCAGATCGTTCCTGTTCACCGTAACGAAAGCCATGCCGATTGGCTTAGAGAGCAAGTGCGTCCGTTAGTGCGGACAGCACTCTTGATCGGCACAGACGAATCGTGGACTAAGAATGACACACATTACTTGTGTAGTCAAACTTGGTGCTCGTATTGGTCAGTATGTAAAGGAAGCAAACTGTCCCCATCGGACATTACACCTGAGGAAGAATCATGATTAGCAAAGACCAGTCCATCGTGACACAAGTAGCCGCAAAGATTGCGAGCGAATTAACTTGCAAGACCGACTTGAATGACGGAAGCATGGCAAACATTCAGTCAACTTTCCTAAGCCACTTTGATTTCGTTAACGAAGTCTTGCAGAGTGCTCATGGGAACAACATTGAACACGGCATGCAACTCGTACAGGAAGCATTTCCGAACAGCACCACTGAGGAATACGCACCAGCACAACCCAAGGCAATGATCGCTACACCTCCGCCCATGTCGGGTGCTAAGGGTTCTGTCGCTGTCGCAGGCAAGCAACACGGCGATCTGCCCAATTGGTTGATCACCGCTTGTCAGAAGGCTGGCGTTGCACGAGTGTGGGACAACCGTGACCAAGCAGTTGGTACGAAGCGTCCTTGGTTCAAGCAAGCAGACACAGTTGATGGACAAGAAGCTGTTGCCTTTTGGCCACCGAAAGGTTCATGATGAGCCTTGAGGACTTCGCATCAAAATGGGAAGCGTTGAAAGCGGGGGGCGAAAGCCCCCCGTCCTCACTTCCTGAACAAAAACAAATGCATTATTACAGACCATTAGAGGAAGCGGCTCACGAGTTTGTTCGTTGGGCGCAGTCACCACATGAGCGTATCTACACAGGGTTCAACGATCTTGATCGTGAGATGCGTGGCATTGCGGCTGGCGAGATGTGCAACATCATCGGCTACAGCCATAGCGGTAAGACATTAGTTACATTAGAGATACTTAAAGCGAATCAGAATAAGAACGTGGTTTATTTTGTCCCTGACGAACCACGCACACTCGTTCTCATTAAGTTGGCTTGCGTAACTCACGGTGTCAACGCTATAGATCTTGAGCGTTCAATCGCACAAGATGACGCTGGTGCTATTGATTTGTTAAAGCAGACAGCCAATGAACATTTCCCCAACCTTGCCGTGTTTGATCAGCCTATGGCTTTATCAGACATGGAGAAATCAATGGGCGAGGTGTCAAGCATGTGGGGTCAGAAGCCTGACCTAATCGTGTTTGACTATCTTGAACTGTTGCAAGGTGGCGGTGAGGATGTCCCGTCCAAAGCCAACACACTCAAAGCGTGGGGGCGACGACATGATGTCCCTCTCATTGCTCTACACCAAACGTCACGCACCTCAGGTGCGGACGGTAAACGAATGACGATCTCATCAGGATCATTCGGTGGCGAACAGCAAGCGACACACATCATTGGTGTGCGACGCAAACGCTTTGAGATTGATGCACAAATCCGTGACCTAGAAACCAAACTTGACAAGTCATCAGCGTCCGAACGGGCGATGGAACAACTTGACAACTTGCGTTACGAAGCTCGTATCCATGCGCACACACTCACCCTAAACCTGGTTAAGAACAAACGACCAGCAGGCAATCTCATTGACGACATTGACTTTGAGATTGAGCAAGGCACAGGTCGTTTGACGAGACTGAGCGAGGGAGAGTTACCGTCGCAGTTCCTGCGTGAGGCTCGCCATGACTGACGAACTAGAACCTGTACTCACACAGTACATCGCTCTATTCCGTGGTCGTGGAGACGCATACGGTTCGTGGGACGGTGGCTGTGTACGAGAGCCACTGACCGACAACACATTCAGACAGCACCTGTTTGGTGACACATTCGTAGGCGTGTATCCATGCGTGTACTACAAAGGTGAAACCAAATGCGTGTGGGGTTGCACAGACATTGACTATGACAACCCCGATGAAGCATGGATGCTCCATGACGCATTTGAAGCTGTCGGTGTGAAGTCTTGGGTGGAACGCACAAGGCGTGGCTACCACATTTGGGTGTTCGCAACAGAACTTGTACCCGCATCAGAGATGCGACGCATGTTCCTAGCCGCACACCAAGTGACAGGACTCAACCCGAAAGAAGTCAACCCGAAACAAGAGACACTCAACGCTGGACAACTAGGTAACTATGTCCGTCTCCCCTACCCGAACGACAACACAGGGCAACGAATGATGATCAACCGTGATCTCACAACAATCCCCTTGTCGGCGTTCCTTGAGGAAGCGCACAGTCACCTAGTGTTATCGGAAACAATCACACGGTTGGCTGGCTACTATCAGCCACCCGTGATTACATACACGGTGTCCGCACCGTCTCATGACATGGCTGAGTCTGCACGACGACTCACACCACTAGGTCGTACCATCTTTAGAGATGGCCCGATTGAAGGGCGTGACAGGTCAACCACACTCACACATCTAGCCCACGAATGCAGAAAAGCGAACCTCAATCCCGAGGACGCACTATCAATATTGGAGGATGCTGATTTACGATGGGGAAAATACATGATGAGGGGCGAAGCGGGGATACTGGAACTTCAGAAGTTACTGGTACGAGCGTACGGTCACATTCAATCTACATAGACGGACGACCACACCCAAAGGAACGTCCACGAGCAACAGCCAAGAACGGTAAAGCGTTCATGTACACACCAACCAAAACTGTTGACGCTGAAAAGAAAGTAGCGCAAGCATGGGATGGGCCTGTGTTCCACGGCGAAGTCGCAGTCCACATTGTTGTAGACAATGAAGGAACTGCGATCATCGTTGAACGAGTAGACATTGAAACCAAATCATCTTTGCGTGGCGACATAGACAACTATGTCAAAACGGTTCTTGATGGTTTGAATGGTGTAGCATGGTTAGACGACAAACAAGTCGTAAAGATTGTGGCGATAAAAGCATGAGCACTTACAAGAATCAGCCTTGGTCATCACGAATCAAAACGATGGGCGATACAGCAGAAGCCGCGTTTGAATCAGTCCACCCCAACGCACACCGCCTCGGCATGTTGCGCCCCTCGTTTGACACACGAGGAATGCGTGACACCATGCGGTACGCCCCCGACTACATGCTCCCTGACGGGCTGTATGAAGTCATGGGTTGTGCATCACGAGGAGACAGCCTACTCAAGACACGCTT